TCCGACTATGGACTCTTATCCCCGAAGAACACACACCCGATGGACGTGGTGCGTCTGTCGGAGGAGGAACAGATATACATCCGCGCCATCGAGCGTAGAGGAGAGAGTATATATAAGCAACCGAGGATCAAGTTATCAACGATCCACGCTATGAAAGGAGGGGAAGACGATAACGTAGCGGTGTATTTGGGATCCACCAAGAACTGCGTAGAGGGTAAACATCCCGAGGACGAGCACAGAATATTTTATGTTGCCGTTACAAGAACAAAACAAAACCTCTACCTAATTGAGTCAGATAAAAAATATAGGTATGAAATATGAAACGTAACGATTACTTGGATACGGCGAAGCAGTTGATCAATGGTAACAGAGCCAAGGATTACGGTGATGCCAAGGATAACTTTGACAGGATAGCAACGGGATGGAATGTCATAGTCACTGATGCACTGAACACCCACGGTAAGATCACAGCCAAGCACGTCGCTCTGATGATGGACTGGGTGAAGACCTGTCGCTTGTTAGAAACGATAGACCACAAGGATTCTTGGATCGACAAGTGCGGATACAGTGCACTGGGTGCGGAGTTTGACAATGAAACAGACTGAGATGTTTGAGAAAGACTACATCATTGCCAAGCAGATGAACCAAGGTAAGGAACTGACATGGAATATACCATCAGAGTTTCCAGACCTGACGGGCTACAAACAGATAGCCGTTGACCTTGAGACATGTGACCCGAATCTAATTAAGCTTGGCCCTGGATGGGTGCGTAAGGACGGGTACATCGTAGGCATAGCCGTAGCAGCAGGAGATTGGGAAGGATACTTTCCTATCCGACATGAGAATGGTCACAACATGGATGCAAAGATTGCACTCCGATGGCTACAGAAACAAATGGCAACACCAGACATAGACAAGATCATGCACAACGCCACGTATGATCTGGGTTGGTTACGTGCCGAGGGCATAAAGGTAGAGGGTCGGATCATCGATACCATGATTACTGGTGCGGTGGTGGACGAGAACCGTTGGTCATACAGCCTGAACAATCTTGGCAGAGACTATCTCGATGAGCGTAAGGATGAGAAACTCCTACGTGTTGCAGCAGCAGAGTGGGGCTTTGACCCCAAGGCTGAGATGTACAAGCTACCACCTGAGTTTGTTGGACGGTACGCTGAACAGGATGCAGGCATGACCCTGCGTTTGTGGGAGCGACTGAAGATAGAACTGGAGAAGCAAGACCTATGGAACATCTGGGATTTGGAGACTAGCCTGATACCTATGATGTGTGACATGCGTCAGCTAGGTGTGCGTGTGGACTTGGACAAGGCAGATCAAGCCAAGACCCTACTCAAAGCCAAGGGCAAAGAACTGAGGGAAGAGATCCACCGACAGACAAAGATTAAGATAGAACCATGGGCGGCTGCATCTGTAGCTGCGGTGTTCGAGGAGCTAGGACTGAAGTACCCTGAGACTGAAGCAGGGGCACCGTCATTCACCAAACAGTATCTCAATGCACATGCCCACCCAATTGCACAAATGATCGTCAAGCTACGTGAATTTGACAAAGCAGATAGCACGTTCATAGATACAATCATCAAGCACTCGCACAACGGTAGGATCAACTGCGAGTTCCATCAGCTACGATCCGATGACGGAGGCACCGTGACGGGTAGGTTTTCTAGTTCAAACCCAAACCTTCAGCAGATTCCGGCACGAGATCCTGAGATCAAGAAACTAATCCGTGGTCTGTTTATACCAGAGCAAGGGTGCAAGTGGGGGTCGTTTGATTACTCAAGCCAAGAGCCGAGGTTACTGGTGCACTTTGCGGCAAGCCTGAAGGGTGAGTACAAGCACCCGATTGTCGATAAGATTGTTGACGAATACAACACAGGTGATGTGGATCTACACCAGATGGTGGCAGACATTGCAGGGATCAAGCGTAAGGAAGCCAAGGTTGTAAACCTGGGAATCATGTATGGCATGGGCAAAGGTAAACTGGCAGCGCAGTTAGATATATCACCAGAAGAAGCAGGGGATTTACTGGATACACACAGAGAGAAGGTTCCGTTTGTTAAGAACCTTGCGGACATTGCGAGTAGACAGGCAGATAAGTTCGGACACATTAGAACCCTGTTGGGTAGGCGGTGCCGCTTCCATCTTTGGGAGCCTCGAACCTTCGGGTATAAGAAACCATTACCATACGAGGAGGCCATGAAAACATATGGTCAACCTCTAAGAAGAGCCTTTACTTACAAGGCGTTAAACAAATTGATCCAAGGTTCAGCTGCGGATCAGACTAAGAAAGCTATGGCAGATTGCTACAAAGAAGGACTTTTGCCTATGCTAACGGTGCATGATGAGTTATGCTTCTCAGTAGAGGGCGACGATCAAGCGCACAACATCAAGCACATAATGGAAAACGGGTTGTCGGATGTCTTGAGAGTCCCCTCTAAAGTAGACGATGAACTCAAAAATAATTGGGGAGAAATCGAATGAAACCAGAAAAGATTAAAACAGTCGGTCTTAGAGAAATGCATCCTGTGCAGGTCAAACATCTCATGGAACTTGTGGGCATGACATTGCATCTTGCCGCCGAAACGGGTGATGATGAGATCCTAGAGGATGCCGAGCATCTTTGTGACGAGATGATTAAGTTATTCGGTGGGGTTGGAGTACAACTATCTGTCGAAGAAGATCCAGATATTAACCACGACGGTTCGCAATCTGTGCATTAAGCGCAGCGGTTACCGGGTTATCACCTAACAACGAAGGATCTACTGGCCCAGGTGCACGAGCCTGGGTTAGTGTAGGAAGGATTGATGCTTGGTTAGGGCGTATTACTGGTTGTGGTACGGGAGGAGGAGTTACACTAGATTCTTGTTGAACGGGAATACCACCAAATCTTCCACCAGAGGGTTTTGGAGCAGAGGGCTGTGGTTCATCTATAGTAAACTTACGTTTCTTAAACTCACGATATAATCTTAATATATCTTTTCTAGGATATCGGTCATATGTTCCGTTTCGTTTCATGACATCTAAAATTGTATCACTAGGAAACTGAGGCTCAAACTTATTGCTTAATATACCATCAACCCCACCAATATTATTCTCTGCAAGTATTTTTGCAATCTTGCGTTTAGACAATCCAAGGGTCTTCATGTCTTCAACTGCTTGATGAAACTCATTTGCGATACGGAACCGAGATTCGTTTGCTTCTCGATATGCCGCAACGATTTCTCCTGAAGTTACATTTTCTGAACGTAGTCTACGGTTTAGTAAGTTACTTGCATCACGAAGACGGTTTCTATACTCAACGCCTCGATAGTACATTGATTTCTCAGCATCAATTTTAATCGGTGTGATACCAGTGAACGCACGGAGCACTTCTGTTTTTGCTTCGTATTCACGGCCTCCCCTGCTTTTATTGCTAATGTTTCCATCCTCTGTTCCGACTAGTCCACGTATCAAACGGCTAGGCTCTGGTTCTCCTCCTTTCAACTGTATTGGAGAACCTCCAGGGATAAACGCATCTAGGATGTGGAGCAAACTATTTGCAACCTTAGTTCCGGCAGTATCTTCTCTAGTATAAACAGGCGCACCAAGTATCGGATCACCACCACGTCCACCTAAAACTCCGATATTATATATCTTACCTAGAATACTTTCTGATCTTGGATCTGCGGCATCTTTCAATCTTTGAACTAAAATTGATTCATCCATAAACGGTTGAAATGTTCCAACTAACGCAGCATTGCCTGCTTCAAGAGCAATCCTCATTCCATTTTTACCCAACCTTTTTCCTTCATCCACTTTGTTTAGAGCAGCATTAACCATGTTATCTAAAATACCGTATGGATTTGAGTAAGAAAAGTTTATATACATGGGTAATTTAGTTTCCTTGTCTCTTCCCACTTGTAAAAGTCTTGCATCTTTTTCCCAAGGTGTGCCGAAAGATCTTTGATATGCTCTCATCTCCTCGTTAGAAACCCCAGAAAGTTTTTCTGCTAGTGCACTTAATCCCATGCCAACTCCGGCAAAAGCACTAGAGGCACCCATTAATCTACGCATACCAATCTTTTGAATCTCTGGATTTAAACTCATGAGTTCATCCAAACCTATAGCAATAGTGTTTGTTCCAGTCCTCATGATTTCATATGGGAAAGCTGTGAAGTTTCCAAAAGGAGTCCGACGTAATAATCTAATACCTTCTGGCACAGCATTGTAATTCGGGACTGTGTTTCTCACGATGTCCGCTGCTCTGTCTTTTAATAAATCATCCAAGACTTTAGGGTCATTGGCAACTTGTCGAAACAATTGATCCTCAGATACAGGCATGACACGACCACGAATTAATTCTCGAACTTGATCCTTGACATCTAGATCTCGTAAAGCATTCAAAAGTTTTTGTTGTTCAAACTTATAGTTATATATTTTCCATATATCATCACCACCCTGATAGAGATCTTGAGCTTTACCGAGGGTGCCACCTAGAAAAGATTTTAACCCTGTGTCTTGTAACCTTTTAGCAAAGGCTTTGGATTGTTGTTGCGCAACAGAGTCCGCTCCCGCGTACCCCAAACCTTTGCTTATATTCTCTTGTAACTCTCTTAACTGAGTATTTGTTCCAACCACTCCGCGACGTTGAGCGTCTTCTAAAAAATCTAAAACATCTTTCTCAGGAAGTTCATCAATACCGTTTAGAACTATTCGGACACTCTCTCCAAGATTTACTCCCCTTCCAACATTACCTTGAGCCAACGCAAACATGGATGCAGTGGTTACGTTTCTTATCTGAGTAATAGGAGACAACACTGTCTTGGAATACTGCACTGCGCCCTTACCCCGTAAGAAAGAGGAATACATTGCCCTCATACCATCAACAAACTCATTACCTTGAGTGCCTACAATTCTCTGTGTAAGACTATTGTAGATTGTTTTTGGAACTACATATCCGTACAAAGATCCCCAAGCAGATGCGGATGCATCTTCTGCTTTAGATGCATCATCTAACAAACGACTGGTGGCTCCGGCATCTCCTAGCCGTACATATGTTCCATTGTTTAATCCTTGAATTGCAGTAGCATTATTTGCTGCACGTTCAGGAGAAATAAATAGTTTTCCTATTCCGTCATCAGCGTCTGCAAGATCTTTTATGTATTTAAAGTAGTTGTCTGTAGCTTTAAACTCTGAAAGGTCTGCAATTGTTGCGACGATCTTCTCACGAGGATCGTCTATCTCACCAAGCAGCGCACGATAAAACTGGGGCGGGTTTGTTCTTTTCATGAACATACCAGTTTGGATTTGATTCTCTGCCACTCGTCCTGATCGTATATCTTTATAACCAAACAAGCCTCGATCTTTGAGACGGTTGCGTTGAAGTGCGCTGTTTGCAGCAAGCTTGGCTGCTTCGTCAGTTGGTTTTGTTACAATCAAACGTGCTTCTTTCCCTGCTCCAACACGTTGAAGACCTAGTTCCGAGAGCCTAGATTCAGGAAACTCTGAACGATTTTGATTGAACAGTTTAGTTAATTCATCTCCCATAAATCGAGGATCTTTTTTAAACTCTATAATCGCGGTATTAAAAACATCTTCTGTTGGCTTATAGTTTACATCCTCAAAGATTTTAAACCTACGCCTAAAGTAAGACGGTAAGTTTTCCATAATAGTCTTTTGTGTATCAATTGGTAACTGTTTGAATGTTTCACTTTTAGGTACAAAGTTACGAAGATTTTGAAGAGCTTTCTTTCCCTCCTTTAAGTCCTTGTGCAAGGATTTAGGAATACCATTGTTAAGTATTCCAGTCTCTTCTGCTTTAGATGCCGCAGTCATATACTCCTCAAGTCCTTTATAGACTTCAGTCCTGTGCAAGGTGGTTGTTCCCTCTGTAATCTTCCCTGCTTTATCCGCTAATTCATCTAGTTTTTTATCGAATTTATTAACAAAAACTTCTGCTCTTCGTATGTCAGGCATAGCTTGTTCATTGACAAGCATACGAGCTACACCAATCTCTTGGGGCAGATCACCACGCGGACGTAGTAAAGCAGCGGCATTTCCTAAAACGCTCTCCGTTGCATTTCTAGCTTTATTTAAAGCATCAATGTTTCCTGTCCTAGCCATAGGTCCACCAGGTGTCGGACCAAAAATTCTAGCTCGTTGTAGATCCTCTACATAATCCCCTACTTTCCCTGCTTGTTCCGTTGCAAACTTACCCGCAGTTGTATCGCCTGCGGAACGTAACAACTTGGAAGCAGTAGGTGCAGTAAGATCTGCGGCTCCTTTTAACGCAGCCCCTGCCACATTAACCACAGGACGGGCAACAGTTTCCGCCGCTTTCGCTACAGGTTTGACCACAGCTTTACCCACAGGACTTTTAGCAGCGGCTACTGTTCCTACAGCAGCAGCAGGAACTAGAAACCCAAAACCTGCTGCTTCTGTGGCTCGTCGTAATCTATTTCGTAAACGTCTCTGGCTATCTTGTTTGCCTGTCAAACCAGTATCTTGTTCTGTTTCCAAAATCTCTAACGTATCACCATAGCTAGTAAGAGATTTACCTCCATCAAAGAAATCTGCTATACCTGTTGTTCCATCACTAGCAACTACAAAGTCTGCAAGACCCATAGCTCCTAATTCTTTTCCCGTTTGTATTGCTTTTTGTATCTTAGTAGGTTTTCCAGAATAGATGCCTTTAGCGAGTCTTGCGGCCTTTCCTAATTTACTAACAGCAGTTGCTGCACCCA